CTCCGGGCGGCACCGGCGCGAGCCGCGGCTCGAGCGACCGCGCCGGCGGGCAGTCCGGCAGCACGCCCGGCAGGTCGCACACCGGCCCGAGCCCGAGCAGCCCCTCGAAGCCCTCGCCCGGCACGGACTCATCGCAGTGGTGCGCCTCGAAGCGGTTGATGGCCATCCGTGCGGGGTCTTCGCCGCCGCCCTGGCCACGGGATGACAGCCCCTCGGGCACCTCGACGTGCCGCAGGTAGTCGGCGCTGCCGGCGTCGCCGTCGATCCGGGCCTCCGCCCACGGATACCGCCAGCGGTTCGACTCGCCGGGGATCGGCTGGGCCTCGCCGAGCACCGCCGTTACGCGGGCGAGCGACGGCCGACCGAGTTCGATCACCGCCCACTTCTCGCCGCCCCCCTCCCCGCCCTCCTCCTTCCAGAGGATCGGCACCCCGCCGAGCGGGGTCGAGGCGAGCAGCGTCTCCTCGGCCTTCAGTTCGCATGTCTCGTCGGCCTCGTTCTGCACCGTGATCCGCGCGGCCGTGATGCCGTGCAACACGCACCGGCCGATCTCGCCGGCGCGGATGGGTTCGATCGCGACGACGAACGACAGCGCCGGCGAGTCTTCCGTCGCGACCTCGGCCGTCAGCGGCGTACGACCCTGGAACGTCCGTTCCTGATCGTCCTCGCCGGGTTCGACCAGCACGCCCGTGATCGCGAGCGCGTGGTGGGCCGGCAGGTCATCGGGCGAGTCGTTGCGGACGAGCACGACGCCGCGCTGCGTCGGATCGCGCCCGGGGTCGGCAATCGCGTTGCGCTCGCTCGCGCGGTTGGCGATCGCCGCGTCGACGAACGCGTTGTACGCCGCCGCGGGGATGCGGAGCGGCTCGCCGGTGCGGACCTTGCGGAGGGCATCGCCGCTCATATGCCGAGACCTCCGAAGCTGCCCTGGTCGTACACCCGCTCGACGTACGCCGCGACGGGTCGCTTGACGATCGTGTTCGCGCTCGTATCCTCCTGATCCGCGTAGCGGACCCAGAGGTACTCCCACCCCTTCTTGGCGATGCCGCTGATCGAGCCCACGGAGAGCCCGGTGACGTTCGGGCTGGCCGCGAACCGGAACGTGATCTCCCAGTCGTCGTCGGGGCCGGTGCCGCGGCGGGCTCCGGTCGCCCCAAGGAACAGCACCTCGCCCGCGGCGAACCCGCGGAAGCCGCCGCTGTTGACCTTGCCGGTGAGGCTGAAGAGCGCGCCCTTGTACGAGTTGCTGACCGCCGCGGCCGGCAGGTAGTGCGTCTCGCTGAATTGGTAAATCGGCACCGTGATGTCAACGCCCTCGACCGCGTCCTGCGTGACGCCGATCGCGCCCTGGAAGTCCGGCGCGGTCGTACCCGATGCCGCGTATGTGCCGACCGTCTGCTTGCTCTGCGTGATGTGCTGCGTGCCGCCGCCGGTGTCGAAGGCGAACGTGCTCTCGCCCGTCTGCGGCGGCGTGGACTGCTGCTGGGTGTCGGGCGCGTACCGCACGGTCGCGTCCCACAGCTCGTGGCCGATGGGCTCGACCGTCACCGACTGACGCGGCATGCCGTCGTACGTTGCCGGGCTGGTTGCCTCAGCCTGCGACCGCGCGGTCATGTCGCTGTCGGTGCCGCGGACCGTGTAGACGAGTTCCGCCGACGGGTTGTCGCCCGTCGTCGATCGGCGGCTCTCGAGTTTTTCGGTAACGGTCACAGGCACGGGATCTGATTCCTCAGGTGAACGTCAGCCCGCCCGACTGCGCGGAGTCGGCCAGGCGGCGGGTGTTCTTGGCGGTCTGCTCGGTGGCCTTGGCGGTGCGCTCCGCGGTGTCGTCGCCCGCGGCGAGGCTCTGCACCGCCAGCGCATTGAACGTGCCGCGGACGGCCACGCCGCGCTCGATCGCGGCCCCTAGCCCGGCGAGCCCTTCCTGTAGCCGGCCGATCAGGTCGCGCGGGACGTTGCCGGCTGTGTCCTCGCCGGACTCGTCCTGCTCTTCGCGCCGGCGACGCGCCTCGGCGATCGCTTCGTCGAGCTTCGCGCGAGCCTCGTCCAGCTTCCGCTGCGTCTCGGCGATGTCGGCATCGGTGCCCGAGCGCAGCGCGTCCTGCGCCTCCTCGAACCGCCGGCCGATCTCTGCGAGCGTGGCCTCGTTCAACTCGGAAGCGTCGTCGCGTTCCCGCTGGCGACGGGACTCTCTGCCGGACAGATCCCCCTGCGTGTTGGCATCGATCTCCGACAGCTTCGCGTCGAGCTGATCATCCACCGCACGCTTCGCGGCTTTGACATCGAGGCCGCTGTCGAACAGCCCCTGGATCTCCAGCATCCGCTTGGCTACGAACGACGAGGCCGACTGCCACACCTTCTGGAACCCACTCGTGAACCGCGTCCACGTCTTCGACAGGAACGACGTCGTCTCGATCCACGCGACCTCGAGCGCGTGGAACACCGTCTGGGCGACCGCGAGCGCGCCGTACCACATCTTCTGGGCCGTGGTGATGAAGAAGTTCCGGGCCCCAAGCCAGACCTCGTTGAGGGCCGCGACGCCGCGCTTCCACGCGACCTGCAGCCCGAGCCAGAGAATCTGGGCGGCGAGCTGGATGTCGCCCGCCGCGAGCGCATCGGCGATGCCGCCGGCGACCTTGCCGACGAAGGCACGGAGCTCGCCGAACCGATCGCTGAGCCACGTGATCGCCTCGCCGCCAGCACCCGTGTAGTAGAGGATGGCGACGCCGAGCGCCGCCACGCCGGCGATCACCAGCCCGATGGGCGATACGAGCGCCCCGAGCACCGTGCCGATCACCCCGATCGCGGTCCCCGCGGCTGACGCGATGGCCGCGAGCGAGCCGAGCACCGCGCCGATGCCGACGATGGCGGTGCCGGCGATCACGAGGGCAACGCCGACGCCGAGCACGATCGCGGTGATCTTGGCGATGGTTGTGACCAGCTCGCGGTTCTGGTTGACGAGCCGCGTGATGGAGCCGGCCAAGTTCGCCAGCACGTCCGCCACCTTGCGGACCGGCCCCTCGATCGCCTCGCCGATGGCGATGGCGATGCCCTCGACCGCCGACAGCAGCTTGCGAAACGCGCCGCCGATGCCCGCGTCCATCTGCTCGGCCGTCTCAACCGCGATCCCGGCGGCGTCGCGGATCTCATCGCGCAGCGTGTCGAACGCCGTGCCCGACGACGCGAGCTTCAGCGCAGCGGCCTGCCCGCGGCCGAACAGCGTTTCGAAGATCGACAGCCGCTCGGCCGTGCCGAGGCCCTGCGTTGCCTTGGCGAGGTCGTTGATGATGTCGGCGAGCGGGCGGAGGTTGCCCGACGCGTCCACGGCCTCGACGCCGAACCGCCGCAGCTCGTCCTGCGCCGCCGCCGACGAGAGGTTCTTGTACGCCCGTGCGAGAGCGTTGCCGGCGAGGCTGCCCTTGATGCCGTTGTTGGCGAGGATGCCGATCGCCGCGGCGACATCCTCCATGCCCTCGCCTGCCTCGGCCGCGATCGGCGCGACCGGCTTGAACGCCTCGAACAGGTCCTCGAGCGTCTGGGCGCTCTTGTTGGCCGTCGCGGTGAGCACGTCGGACACGCGGCCCATCTCGCTCGCCGGCAGGTTGAACCCGCGGAGCGCCGCCCCGGCGATCTCGGTCGCCCGCGGCAGGTCGGTGCTCGTGGCTCGGGCGAGCGCGAGCACGGCCTCGGTGCTCTGGAGGATCGCGGTGGGGTCGAAACCCGCCCGGCCGAGCTCGGTCATCGCCTCGGCCACCTGGCCCGCGGTGAACGAGGTCGTGCGACCGAGACGCTTCGCTTCATCGGTGAGTGCTTCGAACTGGTCCTGGGTCGCCCCGGTGACCGCACGCACGACACGCATGCGGTCGTCGAACCCGGCGAACACCCGTGTCGAGAGCCCGAACCCCGCAGCAAGAGCACCGCTCACCGCGGCGAGCCGAGCACCGATCCCCCGCACGCTCTGTCCGAACGCCCGGAGCTGCCGCTGCGCGCGCCGGAGCCCGCGCGTGAGCCGGTCGTTGACGCCCAGCTCGACGTACGCACGCCCGGCCCGGATGCCGCGGGTGTTGGCCACGTCAGCCTCCCCTCACGCTGTTGCGCCAGACCTTCGGGAGGTTGGGGGCTTCCTTCTCGAGCGCGGGCCGCATGTACGGCCGGGCCGCGATGCGGACCGCCTGCGTCGTGCGCTTGCTCCCGCGCCGGCGCACGACGGTGGTGCGCCCGCCGAACTCGAGCACGCTCGGCGCGTTCCCACGCCGGAACCCCACCGGACCGACCACCACCGACTCGGTCCGCGGGTCGTAGCCAAACAGTACCATCCGGCGGAGGCTGCCCTCGTGCGCGAACGGCGGCTGCCCGGGTCGCGACGTGCCGCGCCGCTTGCGCATGCTGGTCTTCGCCCGCTGGCGGACGAACGCACCGGCCTTGGACAGCGCCCGCCGCCGGGCCGGATCGATCGCACGCTGGACCGCAGGCCGGTCGAAGAACAGATTCTTGACCCGCATGTCGATCACGCGCCAGTCCCCCGGATCTCCGTGGGCGTCGGGATGGCTGGCGTAGAGAGCGTGCTCGCCGCGCCCTTCTCCAGTCCCTTGTTAAATGACGCCTCCTTCTCCTTCCGGAGTCGGCCGGCCCCGATGAACAGCCCCGCGAGCCCGGTCAGCGCGGGCAGCGCCGGGCCGGCGATGGGCACGCCCGCGAGCGACGGCCCGATGTCGTCGAGGGCAGTGAGCGTGAGTTGACCGAGCAGGCCACGGATCTCGCCGCCGCGGTCGATCGAGGCCTTCCACTGCGCCCCGGTGCGTTGCACGTCGTCGAACCACGCGCGGTACTCCGTTTCGGCTTCGTTGAGCGAGGTCGTGCTCGGCAGGCCGCGTGTCTGCTGGATCTCGTTGGGCGTCTTGACCTTGACCACGTCGCCCAGGTCGAACCCGGCGCACGCGGCGAGACCCAGCGTGACCATCACGAGCCCGAAGCCGTGCGCGATATACTTGGTGTGAAGCGTCATCCGGCATCCTTTCAATACCGCACGTAGACCCTGTACCGCAGGAGGCAGAGAGTCATGGCTGGCATCCTTGTAATCATCGGGGCAGCGATCGTTAGTCTGGTTCTGGGTCTCATCTGCGGTGTATTTGTTGGCATCGCGACTAGCTACAAAGCCAACGGGGAAGATTGGGACGGTTCAATGACGCGCATGTGGGTAACAGTTGTGATCGCAACTCTCGTGCTCTTCTTCATCTTGCGAGCCGCGGGCAATCACTTCTTCGTGTGATGAACTTCTTTGCTAGGCTGGATCGTTCCTGATGAACACGTCCTTGAGCACCCGCACGTCGGCGGGGATGGGCTGACCCGCGTCGGCCTTCCTGGCGAACGGGTCGAAGTCGCTCGGCTTGAACGCCCGCCGCTTCTTCGGGTCGCGGTGGACGTTGGCGAGCAGGGCCATCGCGCTGCTGGCGATGGACCAGTCGTGCCGCTGGCGTGCCTCGGCCATCGCCAGCAGCGCGCGGAGGGTCAGGGCGGCCGGGTCGATGCCGACGACGCCGGCGCACCGGTCGATGAGCCGCCAGACGTCGGCGGCGCTTGCCCGTCCGCCTCGCTCATCAGCTCGCCCACGATCCGGTCGAGTTCCTTCTGGTCGAGCATGCTGTCCAGCCGCGTCTCCACGGCGTCGCGGGCCTTGTCGCGCGTCTCGTGCATCGCGCCGAGCACTCGCCCGAGGGCGGCCCGGTCCCTCGGGCTCGGGCAGAAAGCCACGATCTCCTCGAGCAGCGCCGCGGTGGCCGCCTCGATCGCGTCGCCCGCCATCGCGCGGCCGAAGTCCTCGTCGCTCACGCCTCGCTCGTCGGCCTGCGGCTTGCACGCCGCGTAGAGCACGTCGCACAGGAGAATCGGGTCGGAGGCGAGCTCCTCCGCGACGCGGGTATCGAGCGAGACCGCGAGCGCGAGCAGGTCGGTTCCCGTCAGCCCCTTGACCCGCTTGAGCGCGGCGACGTTGATCTCTACGACCCAGTCGCGGCCCGCGTTGTCGGTGAAAGTCTTTATGGCTCAGCTTCCGATCCACGACGGCGGCGTGTCCGAGTAGGTCACCTTCGCCGTCACCGACACAGTGATCGCTTCTTCGAGCGACTCCGAGCGGCTGAAGCTGGTGATCATGAAGTCGGCCTGAAGCCCCTCGCCGTCTCCAGACCCCGATCCGTCGAGGATCTGCAGGCCGATCGGCGCGTTGGTGAGGTAGGCATCCTTCATCGCGGCGAATCCGCTGTCCTGCGTGTCCCAGACCATCTCGAACTCGACGCTCGCCTCTTTGAGGGTCGCGACGATCGCCCGCCAGCCGTTGTTGGCCCGCGTCGTCACGTCGGCCTCGCCCGCTTCGAGCGAGAGCGTCACGTCGCGGACGTTGGCCAGCTCGGTCCACGAGCCGGCCCCGTCTTGGCCGCCGGTCTTGTAGTTGAGCACGGCCTCCATGCCAAGTCGGATCGCCATCGGTTACCTCCTGACCCTGTAGGTCACGCTCATCACGAGATCGGCGACCACTTGAGGCAGCTCAGCGAGGTCGAGCAGCGCATCGAGCCGGGCGTCATCGCCGGCATCCACGCGCTGCTGCAGGCCGACGTCCACCGTGCAGTCCGGTCACCTTCAACTCGCCGAGTTCTTCGAGATCGAACGACGGCCGGTAGGCTCGCTCCGCATTCACGGTCTCGGCGTAGGTCCCGTCGTTGATCGCCGCCGCGACGGCGTCCGCGATCTCTACGATCACGCTCAGCGGAAACGACTTGATGGCTGGATTTTTCCGGCGCGCACGATGCCGTCAGTACACGAATCGTAACAGCAGGAATTACTAGCATGTGGCGCCGCTAAGAATCCATGCACTGACTCGTACGGGGTCAACGGTGACTCGTTGGGAGTAGGAACGGTGAGACTCTTCAGCACGCCGCGGTCTTGGCTCCGATCGGAGCCTACAGCGCTCGCCCTACTGGAGGCGGGGGGTGCGGTAGCGCTAACGCTTGCAGTCACCGTTCGCTTGGCACCAGAGTACGTCATCGCGTCATGTTCAATAGTGCCGTTCGCGCTGATGCGAACCCCCCAAGCACGTCGCGCGGGGCAGTGGATCTACCGGAAGCGGCACGATTCGTACGAAGAGCGATGGGGATCGGTTGTAACTCAAGGAGGCGGAGCGACTGCGAGGGAGATCTTCGTGGGAGCTTCCGCGGCCTTCCGCTTCGCGCTGTACATGATCTGGCTTCGTGTGTATCTGGTAATACGAGATATAAAGCTTCGTCCTTTAGAGATGCTTCGTGCCGTGCCCGAGAACTGGCGGAAGATTGTACTTGCAACTGATCTCATGCACGCGCCCGAGATTATTCCAGGCCAGGAGGTTACCGCCAAACCGCAAGATGTTGCTCGCCTAGCTGTTGTGAGCAAGAGGGCATGGGAACTCGTGTCAACGGCACGGTTCCGCATCAGGATTCTGGTTGTCCTGCTTGGCATTCCTTTCTTCGCTGTGGCATTCGCTCCTGCCTGGTTGTTCCGGTGGACGGTCAAGTCGACAGCTATTGTCTGGCTCGGCTGCCTGTGGGGCGCACGCTTCTCCGTGCTTAGCCTTTCGGTGTCAGGCAAAATCCGGGACCGGGATAGTGTCCTGAATCTGTGCCGCGCATTGATCGACTCACCATTTCGGCATCTTTCGCTCGGACTGTCTTTCTCTATCATTATGCTCGTATCAGCAAAGGTCATCGGTGCGTCGATCAACATTCCAAGAGAGGTGTGGGGGAGCGAGACGTTGTCGGATCTGCTTATTGCCATCATTCGTCCAACAGCGGTACCCCCGTGGCAATGGGCCTCCTTCATTGCATCGTTCTGTACGATCATTGCTTATGGCGTCTGTCTCGAAAGTGTCTGGCGGGCCAAGCACTTCCCTGGCAACCAACAGTATCGCCCACAGCTAGTGTTGCTTGGATTACTTGGTCTGCTCACGCATAGCCTGCGTGGATACACGATGCTCGCTGTTCTCTACCTCCTCTGGTACGTACTGTCGGACCTCAATCTGCCACCTCTGGGCGACAAACTGCTTCCGACATGGAACAACTACTAAGGGCCTAGTACATTTCGATACGCACCAGCTACCGCACTCGCCAAACGTCCGCAAGCAGCGTTCGACAGGTACCGGCTGACCTCGACGCGGAACTTGCCCTGGTGCGGGTTGCTGACCGGGTACTTCGCGCTCGATCCGTTGTCGCGCAGCTCCATGCTCTTGAAGAGCTGGCTGCCCATCGCCGACAGCGCCGTGGGTACGAGCAGAATCGCGGGCATGACCCCGAGCGGCTTGCCGTCCGAGTCAACCTGATCCATGAACGTGACCTCGGCCTTGGTCAGCCCGTCGATGCCGAGCGCGGTGTCCGCCCCGCTGATGAAGTTGTTGTTGCCGGCCGCGAAGAAGGCCGAGCCCCCCTGAAGATTGCCGAGGAACGTCTTCCAGAAGATGTCGTTGATCGTCTTGCCCGAGCCAGCCCCGAGCTTGCGTGGCACAGTCGTGATGGCCCCGAGGTCGTCGTTGATGATGTCGGTGCGGTCGATCGCCAGCATCAGGGCGTAGGTATCGGCCTTGTTGGTGTACGTCTCCTCGCCGAGCGTGCCGTGCTTGATCTCGCCGCCGGGCGCGACGCGCTCGTACTGGTCGTTTCCGGTGAGCCGGTAGCTGGTGACGGTCTTGAAGTCGGTCACGCTGCGGATCGCGGCGATGTTGCGCCAGGTGCGTTCGACGCTGTTGAAGCCATCCAGGAGGAACTTGTTGGCGACGTTCGAGAGAATGCCACCGATGCTCACGGTCGAGCCCGCGGCTTCAATACCCCGCCCGAACGCCGCGTCCATCACCGCCGACCAGTCGCGGAACGTTCGCCCGAAATACCCGTTGGCCCACGCCGCTTCGAGCAGCAACTCCTGGAGCCCGAGTGTCTGGCCGAACCGCTTGCTCGCGGCGTCGAGGTCCTGCTCGTCGCAGAACCGCTCGGGCTGGTGGATCCTGCCGCTGAGCATGCACGCGGCCTGGAGCATACCGTCGGAGACGAGGTGGGCTAAAGCTCCGCTTGACAACCTGTCGACATAGTGCATATATTGCATGAAGCAGGAGAAGCGATCCTACATTCTGTCGTTTTGGCAGTTCCCTGCCGTTGGTGAACCCGTCTTGGCAGCCGCAAAGGCTCTGGTGCGGGTTATGTCACGTCCGCAGGTTGGCATGCGCCTCGCAACCTTCGCACGCAGGCCGTTGCGGGCGTCCTCGTCGGGCGTGCGCTCCGGGGCCGTTCACGGAGGCACGAGATGCCCAAAGCGAAGACGCCGCCGCGCGACGACACCGAAATCCGACAGATCCTGCTGCGATACTTCTATGACCGCAACAATAACGCGAAGAGCGCGATGTCCGACAAGTCGGGCGCAGCCGTCAAGATCAGCGTGGTCAACCGCGAGCTGAAGTCGTCACAAGGACTCTCGCAGCAGGAGATCCGCCGCAACCTCACGTACTTGATCAGCGAGGGATGGGTCGAGGAGTTCCAGGTCACGAAGAACGTCCCGCTCAAGAGCGGGACGATCATCCCGCAGGCGACCTCGTACTATCGCATCACGTCTTCCGGTATCGACAAGATCGACGGCCCCGGGGAGTTCACCATGCCAAAATTTCACGGCATCAACATCGAGGCCACGGGTCAGAACATCATCACCATCGGCGATGGCAATCAGGTGGATGCACGGTTCGAGTCGATCGCGAACGACCTTGCCACCTTCAAGGACGATGTGCGGGCGAACGCGGAACTGTCGGACTCGGACAAGCTCGCCGTGGTAGCCGACGTGGAGACGATGCAGGCGCAGCTCGCCAAGCCCGAGCCAAACCGCACGGTGCTGCGCGCCATCTGGGCGGGTGTCGAGAAGGTCGTGACGGGCACGACGCTGGCGGCCAACGCGGCAACGCTGGCGAATATCCTTGCCCCGGTTCTGGGTTAGTTGGACTACTTGAACCGGCGAGCGTCGTCGTGTGATTGGCGAGCCGTGTCGCCTGCGCGTTGGCTTCCTTCGCGGGATCGACGTGCTCGACGCCGTCCCAGAACCAGGCGTGCGGTGTCACCGCGTTGCGGGCACGAAGCGACTGCGGCAGCAGCCCCTCGATCAGTGCCGCCTCGGCGAACCACGCCGCGAGGATGCGGTCGAGCACCGACACCTGCATCTGGTGCTGCTCGACGCGGATGCTCTTGAAGTACGTCTGGTGATCGAGCCGGCCCGAGGCGTAGTTGTACCCAGAACTGTTCCCAGCCGCGACGTTGAACGGCATGCTCAAACACCGGGCGATCTCGTTGAGGATCTCCCGCTTGAACTCCGCGTACGTCGTCGCTGGCTGCTCGGCGTGGATCTGCCCGAGCTTCCACCCGCCGGGAAGCACCGTCGCCAGCCGCTTCTCGAGGCCCACCATGTCCATGGGCTCGAGCGGGTCGGCTTCGCCGTTAGCCGGCGCATCGGTGTACAGCACGGCCGCGAAGTCGGCGGCGGTCTCGGCCGCGGCGATCACCGCGAGCGTGTACCGGCGGAGCTGCGCGAACAGCGGCAGCGCCGGCGTGATGTCGGGGATCCCGCGCCGCTGGCCCGGACGATCGGCCCGGAAGTAGTGGATCATCGAGCCCGCGGGCACCGTGTCGAACTCGAACGGTCCGTTGCGTCCGCGCGTCCACGACGCCGTGTCGCCGGGATGGCGACGCAGCACGTAGTACCCGGCCGGATGCCCCGAGGCGTCGAGTACGACTCCGTCGATGTTGTCCGTGCCGGCGCGCCCGGTGCGCACCAGCGGGCTCGTCACCTGGTCGGGCTCGAGCAGCCGCGGGTCGAGCTTCACCGCGTGGTCGATCCGCGGGCTGCTGGTGAGCATGCAGAAGCACTCGCCCGACTCGGCGCGGCCCATCCGCATCGTGCGGGGGAGCCCGGCGAGGTCGACCGCGGCGGCCCACTCGCTGAACGCGTCCTCGACGCGGGCGTTGGCCTTCGGGTCCTCGGTGAGCATCTGGAGCCGCGGGCCGGTCCCGACAGTGTCGTTGGCGAGCGTGAGCACGATGCCCTTGGCGTAGGAGTTGTTGGCGACCTCATACCGAGCGCGGTTGCGGAGGATCCGCCGCACCTCGGGGCTGACCGCCGCGTTGGGCGCCAGTCCGTCGGCCGCGGCCCAGTGGCGCCGGTTGTCGGGCGTTGTCTGCGCCGAGTCGAACCGGGCCCGCACGACCACGGGCCGCGCCGCGGCTTCGGTCTTGGCAGAGCGCTTCGACTTACGCAGGAGGCCGCCGAGCATCAGGCCGCACCCCCGTGGTCTTCCGTGCCAGGGGGCACCAGTTTGGCCAGCCGGATCCCGATCCCGGGCTTCCGCGACGCCTTCTTGGACTCGCGGTACCGGTCGGCCTCGATCACGTCGCGCAGCGGGTGCTGCTCGACCGACTGGCCGTCCACCGACGCCTTCGCGGGCCCGGCGGCGTTCTCGGCAATCGCCTGGTCAAGATCGGGTGTGTTGGAAGAAGGCTCTGCCATCGCCTTCTACATCTGCACGAGCCGCAAAATTGTCGCAGGCGAAGGGCGTAGAAGTGTGAGATGCCGCTCAGGCGGTCAGCGGCTCGAAGTGGACCGAACGCTTATTCGCGTCCCCGACCAGTACCCCGCCGCCGGCCCTTGCCATCTCGCGCCATACCTCGTAACCAGCGAGAATAGTCTCTTCCCACTCGCGATAGGTGCGGTCTCGTACTTCAAACGGCCTCGTCATCGTCTTGACCGTACGAAGCAGATCAAAGTCGACCGCGTGTAAGTCGTCGAAGAATGAGTAGTCTTTGGCCACACCAAAGACGACGGCCGAGATGGCTTCTTCGGTGATTGCCGCACGGGCCCCATCCTCAACCTCATCGAGCTGAGGAATCGACTTGCGCTTGCATCCCAACAGCTTTCGGCTGACTGGTGACCATCCGAGCATGATGGCATTTGTGAGGTGAAACACGTCGTGGAACCTGTAGCCGTCATCGTAATGCGCGTTGTCTGTAAGCAAATTGCCCTGTCGCTCGCCATCAATACTCATCTCGAGCTTCGTCGCGCCCTGATCCACAACCTGACGGAACTCGACCCGCAGGTCGCGGGGCAACTGCTCCGATGCATCAAACCCCTCGTCGTAGAAACGCGGGCCAAGCAGCTCGGGTTGCGAGGATGCAGGCCATCGTTCGTGCAGCTTCGCGAGATTTTCGTTCGCTATGTCTTCGAGATCGAGGCCCGCTTTGCGTGCGATCGTCGCCAGATACCACAAGACATCGCCGATTTCTTCTGCAACCTGATCCTGAAACGGCCGGTACTTCGTGCCATCGCGTAGGAATTTCTTGTACTCGGTAAGCAAAGAGCCGACCTCGCCGGCGAGCCCGAGAAGTGGCACCGGATTGCTCAACAGATCGGCGTTATCCGTCTTGTCTGTCGCAGAAGCGAGCGTCTGATACTCTCGAAAACTAAGCGGGTCGGTCATGCCTCGCCCTTCTGTTCCTGCGTCGGATCCACCGTTCCTGAAGCGACCAAGCCACGCACGGCATCCTTCCGCACGGCAGATATGGAAGGCGAACCGACATAGCAGTTGAGCTGCCGAAACTCACGGCCGGTCTGGTCCGCGATGAAGCCGCCGAGCTGGGTGAGCCCGACATAGTTTCCAAGAGCCCTGTACACCAGGTGCTGCGTGGGATAGAAGGCGTTCAGTGCGAAGCCGTCGTCCTCATCGATCCAGGACACTCCAATCTGCTGCAAGCACGGAAAGCCGCGTTGTGGCTGACGTGTATTGTCAGACGCCGGGTGCAGGATCGACATCTGCAACCCAGACTCGCGAAAGCGCTTGTCGAGCTTCATCTGACCGACGACGTAGGCGAGCTGGTTCACGCTCGACATGGATCCGTTCGTCTCGTTCGGATAGGCAACCAATCTCTGAAAGTATGTCCCGTAGCAGGTGCGCTTGCGGCGCCGCATCCGAGCTTTGATTCTCGGAAAGATTCTCGTGACGTACCGGTCGCCGAAGTCCGTTGCATCCAAGCGTCCGCTATGAACCCACGACCGATGGGGAAAGATGGTGGCGGCGGTATCCATGGTCAACGGCCGCTTCAACCCTTCAAGGTGTGCGTCGACCGCATCGACTGCTGGATGACCATCTGGCGGAATAGACTCATCGCCGCCGCGGATACAAACCAGCAAAGGTGGGGCGGCTCCATTTGGAGCGGCCAGAACCTTCGACAATGCCTGAGCCCACGCGCCCGCAACACAGTCGGTCTCGATGACAGCCGGTGTAGATCCGGTCATGATGACTCCGGGTCATGAAGGAAGCGGTGCCGTTGCGGTCCCACGTACGCAGACCGGGCAATGCGTACAGCAAACCCTCGGCCGTTCACCTTCGCGCGAACTACTCCTGGCTTGGTGGCTCGCCATGCGTCGCGAGATTCGGCCGCAATGTTCTCCGCAACCTCCAGGGATCCACAGCCCGAGTCAATGTTGATGGATGCACCATCCCCTGCGATCAGTACGTCTCCGACCTCCAGGTCAACTGTCTCGGCCGTCCAGCCTCCGTCGACGAGGGTGACCGGCTGGGTTGCGTCGCGGACCAATGATGCGCGAATCGATCTCGGTGTCACCCGTTTCAGCCCGTCTGACCAACTGGCGCTATTGAGCCTCAAACCGACAGCTAAGTGTGTGACGAGCGAATGGAAGCCAACCCCAAGCTCGCACGCAATTCCAAACAGCGCGACGGGATCTCCTGTGCTGACATCAATGTTCCTTCGGCTGAAGCATGCCTCCACGACCGGACGCGGCATCAAGAGAGTGCCGGCAAAGATGTCCGCGGCGAACTCATTGGGGTCTCCTCGTTCGCGAGGGGCCTCGACCAGATCAACGATGCGATCACCGTGGCCAAGCACGCAGTGGCCAAGTTCGTGCGCGCAGGTGAACGCGATACGGCCCCGAGGCCGATGCGCGGAAGTCGGCAAGATGATCACAGGATGAGGATCGCGGCTGAACATGCCCTCAACCGATGAAGCATCGATGAAGCGAACCTCGACTCCCATAGCCTCGGTGGCGTCAAACACATTGATCGGGGAGTCCCGCGGAATCGATAGCGATCGGCGGGTTTGATAGGCCGCCCGCGTTGCCATGCGTGCAATGGTCGATCGGTCAGGCACCGCTGTCCTCATCGCGAGACTTGAGGGCCGAAAGCAGTCGAAGGATTGTCTCCAGGTCCTCCGGCTTCATCTTCGCGAGCTCACGAGCCGCTATGGTGAAACGCGGATCGCTTCGGACATCCTGCATATCAATGCCCCTGACAATCCACTCCTCGCGTACATCGTACATCCGTGCGAGCGCAGCAATCTCGTCGGCACGGACATGTCGCCGGCCCGCTTCCGTCTGCGATATCGTCGGACGATGAACGCCAAGGCGTTCCGCGACTTGACCTTGCGACAAGCCGGACTGCTCCCGAGCCCAACGGAGGCGCGAGCCAACGGCCTCGGCTGATGTGCCCGATTCAATCATCGATGGGCCTCCGCCGCGGGCAGCAGTTGTCTTACCTCAGCAATGAGTTCGGCCAAACTGTTCCCCCGCTTGCCGTCGCGGTGTACGACCGGATTGAAGTCTGCGGGGAAGTCGAAATCGAACTCCTCGCACAGGTCGAGCACAAAGTCGAGCCCCTCATCGCTTGAAAAACCCAAACCTGTGTGTAGGTTGGTACGGTCGGAGAACCCCTCCTGTGAGCGGCCGCTTGAATCGAGAAACTGTCGCAAGCACTGGCGAACTCGATCCCCGATGTCTTCTTGACTTCCCATGTCGATACCTTTCGGGTGGTAAGGAAATCGTACCGCCTATCCCGTGCAGAGTCAACCCACGCGGATGGAGGGCCGTTCGGGGACAGATCAGGCGAAGAATGGGCGAGGCAGGGTGTCTGCTCTCAGGTAGAGCGGGTGCCGGGGGTGGCCATCTTTCGTCGTTCCCAGGCAATGCAGGTTGACGAGGCGAGCGGCCACCGTCCGGTCTCGGTTACGCAAAGTCCCGTGCACGCCCCACGCGGCAATAGATAGGGATGCGCGACTCTCCAGCCGCTTCAGCCACCGATCGTTCCACCGGCCGACAGGATCTGCGGCGTCCAACAGCCCCTTTGGATCCGTTGATCTCAACGCGAAGAGGTTTGCCAAGAGCAGCGAGCCATAACCCCAGTCCTGAGCGAAACGAATGCATCGCCGGACGGTTGGGTCGTCCGCTTGCTCATCTGCGGTGGAAGGATTCAAGCCGATGAAGAGGACGGCCGGTAGTGCATCGTCCCAGTGACGCTCCAACACGTACCTGTATCGCCGGCATCCAGAGAATGTCGCGTCTGCTGCAAGTCTTGCTGGGGGACTTTCCCGCCACGCTCCACCTCTTACCTTACGAGTCACGACGCTCATTGTGGCGGTCATCGGCAATCGTCCTCCTTGCGCGCCAAGATAGCGCAAATGGTCGGCGCGCGTCTATGGGGTTTTCTTGAGGGCCGACAAGCGGACCCTGGGCTTCCGAGCAGCTCTGGTATCTGTCCCGAACAGCACCGCGCCCTGCATCGACGCCGCGACGGCCGAGCCGACCAGGCAGTCGAGCCAGTGGTTGTCGAGCCCGTCCACGCGCAGCTTCCACTCGTCGACCGTACGGCCCCGGCCCTCGGTCTTGACCCGGTACTCCGCGGTCAGGTGCTCGGCGAGCAGGCGGTGCGTCTCCGCCTTGCGACCGAACAACGCGAGCGCCCCCGGGTCGCCCATCGGCACGCCGAGCCGGGCCTGCACGAAGCTCTTCCAGTAGTTCGTGTCAAAGACGACGTGCCGGACTGCACGGCGTCCCGTCACCACCGGCACGCGCCAGTTGAGCCCGACGCGGTCGCCGCGCTTGCGCTTGTACTCGCTGAACGGGATGCTGCTCGCGCCGACGTACCGACCGTGGCTTGGCAGCAGCACCGACGCGAACGGGCTCTGCCGGCAGAACTGGTAGACGACATCGGTCGACGTGCCCCAGTTGGCGTCGATCAGGCAGCGATCAACGCGGAGCGCCGCGCCGTCGTCGCGCTTCCACTCCCGCCCGAGCGTGCGGGCGCAGAGCCGCTCGAGCCCGGCGTAGATCGCCCCTTCCACGCCCGCCCGCGGCGCCGCGCTCGCCAGCGTCCGCCGCACGTCGCGCAGCGTGAAGTACGCACGCTTCTGATCGGGCTCGGTGCCGTAATCGACGACGTACCCGGTGAAGTCCTCGGCCCACGCCGCCACCAGCCAGTACAGCGCCTTGCCCTGCACGTCCACGAACATCGTCAGGTGCGTGCAGCCCAGCGGGACGAGCCCGCGCGTGTGCCCGCTCACCTTCGCGGCGATCTGTTCGGCGGTCAGCAGCTCGTCGTCGGGCTCGACCTCGGGCAGCGGCTCGTTCTGGTACTCGGCGAAGAACGCCGCCTCGTCCTGGAGACGCAGATTCATCGCGTGCTGGATCGCCGACGCCTCGTCGTGGTTGTACCGCTCGGGCCAGGCGATCCGTGCGCCCGTGTCCATCGCGTCGCGGTGCGTTCGGTAGAACCGCGTCGCGTCCGCGATGCCGCGGTCGGCCCGAAGCCCGTCCGCGCGGATCTCGGCGTACCGCGACCACAGCGCCTCGTCGGTCGGGAAGGCGTACACCATCCGCGTCCGCTCGCCCTGCCACTGCGGGTGCTTCTCGCGGTCGAGGATGCGGTCGGCCATATCGTCGGCGCGCACGACCGTTAGCGTCATCAGCCCCGCTATTTTCTTGCCCGGCCCCGACAGCCCGAGGATCGCGCCCGCCAGGATCCGCTCGCGCGTCGCGCACTGGCTCGGGCTCCGGGCGCTCTCGTCGGTCTGCGGGTCGTCGATCAACACCAGCGATGGCCGGACGCTCTGTCCATCGGCCCGCTTGAACTTCATGCCGCGGATGCGGCCGGTGATGCCGGCGACTCGGATGATCGCTCCCGACGCCGCCGAGGGCTGTCCATCGGGGGCGATGGTCGGCAGTACGATCTCCTTCGCCGTCCAGCCGATGTGCGTCTGCTTGCCGCGGTAGAGCTGCCCGGCCGCCCGCTGCGTGATCCCCTCCAGCGAACGGATCGGGTGACAGACCTCGGGGAAGTCGCCGGCCAGCAGATCGCTGTTCTCGAGTTCGGCTTTGATCGAGTCGAGCATGTCGGCCGCGTGCTCCTCATCGGAGCCGATCAGCGCGACGAACCCGCGATGGCCGAACAGCATCGCCCACAGGCACGCGATCTCGCAGAGGCTGGTCTTTCCCGAGCCGCGCGGCATCGCCATCGCGAACAGCCCGCCGTCGAGCACCGCCTGTTCGATCTTCGTGATGACCTTCAAGTGATCTGCTGACCACCGCAGATGGAATGTCTGCGGGAAGTAGGTCTCGCAGAAGAAGCGAAAATCGTTCCGTGCCCGGTCCTTCCGGGCGGCATCTTCGACCTCGGGAAGCTCACCGATGTCACGGCCCGAGAGCGAGATGGCGCGTGCCTCGCGGGCCTTCCGATCGCGGTACGCCTCGTAGTCCTCGGCCTCGGTTGGGTCGGGCTTCGGTTCATGGCGCGTCGTCACGAGCCACGCGACGTAGCGGAACAGGTCCACGCGGCTGGTGTCCCCGTCGGCTGCGACGCGGAACCCAGCGCGCGTGCGGTGCCGATGGAGCTGCCGCTCGCTGATCACCTCGCCCAGCGGCGTGGAGTTGAGCAGCCGGCACAGCTCGCCGGGGCGCAGTTGACGCGGGTCAATCGGCACGCGTTCCTCCCGATGCCATCTCCTTCACCAGCCAGGCCGCGAAGTGCACGAGGTTGATCGAGCCGTCGCCATTCGTCGGCGCGCCGGCCTCGATGTCCGCCTCAAGCATGTCCGCGGTGACGGGCTTCCCGCCCATGCGCGACAGCACCTTCGCGGCGTCCTCAACACTGAGCGCGGCCGGGTTCAGGCCGGGCCTGCCGCCGGAACTAGGCGCGTGTTCGGGAGTCACCGGGCACCTCTCGCAGATTCTCGAAAACATCTGGAATTACAACTCGAAACGCCTTCCCTCGGCCGCGATGTCATGGCTTCATGTGTCACGCGCGGAGCGACTGCCCGCGGCCCGAACGAACAGCGGGATGACCAGAAGGAGGCCACAGCATGTTCATCAAGAAGATCGTGATCGAGGGGGTCGAAGGCGACGTTGAGATCCGCCGGACCGAGACCGGCGCGGTGGTGACCGCCAACGAGACCGACGCCGAGATCGACAGCGGCATGACCCGCGAGGATCGCTACGCGGTCGCTTGGAACGCCGCCAAGGTGATCTG